GGTGGTCGTGCTGGGCGACACGTTCTCGGTCGGCGGCGCGTCGATGGCGTACCCCGGCGACCCGTCGGGTCCGCCGAAGGAGGTCGTGAACTGCCGGTGCACGATCGCTCACCTCACCCCCCAGGAGTACGCGGCCCGATCGGAGCGCATCGCTCGCATCGACATCGCGGACGCCGCCCGGCTCCTCACCGAGGTGTCGCTGGGTCGGCGCAGTGCCGACGACGTGGCGCTCGAACTGCGGGGGGCACGGTGACCACCTACGAGCCGCTCACGTTGGACCTGCACCCGCTCGAGCCGGTCCCCCACGTCGGCACCATCGACGAACGCTTCGCCGCCTTCCACGCAGCGAATCCGCACGTCTACCGGAACCTCGTCACCCTCGCCCGCGACCTCCACCAGGACGGCCGCAGGGTCGGGATGAAGATGCTGTTCGAGGTGCTGCGCTGGCAGCACCTCCGCACCACCGGCGACCAAGGGTTCACGCTCAACAACGACTTCAGCTCGCGGTACGCCCGGCTGATCGCCGAGCGGGAAGCGGACCTGGCCGACGCGTTCGAGCTGCGGGTGCTGAGGGCCGCATGAGCCTGACCCGCGACCCCGAGAAGGCCCGGGCGTGGCGCCAGCGGTCCAAGCCGTTGCAGCGCAAGACGCCGATGCCGCGTGGCACCGTCGGCCTGCGGCGCACCGAACTGGCCCGAGGGTCGGGGCTGAAGCGCGGGAAGTCGGCGCGGCTGCGGGCTCGGGAGGCCGACCTGCCTGCGGCCCGCGACGCGCTCCGGGATCGGTCGGGCGGGGTGTGCGAGTGGCCCGGGTGCACCGAGCCGGCCACCGACCCGCACCACCGGTGCATCGCCGATCGCGAACGCGGCGTCCACGACCCCGACCGCATGGCCGACCTGTGCGCCGGCCACCACCGCCACGTCCACGCCAACCCCAAGCAGTCCTACCGCGACGGGTGGCTGATCCGATCCAACTCCATCGAGGAGCACCCATGCCCGGCACCCTGAACCGCCAGCAGCGTCGCCACGGCGCGCACGGCGGCAATCCGTCCCGCGAGTTCCGCTCCCTCGGCCGCATCGAGGTGCGGGCGTCGGAGGACCAGCCCGGCCAGTTCGCGATCATCGCCGTCCGCTACGGCGTCGAGGACGACTACGGCACCCTGTTCCGGCCCGGCTGCTTCACCGAACGGCTCGGCGAGAAGCTCCCCAAGGTGTGCGCGTCGCACGACTGGGCGAACGTGCTGGGCCGCGTCACGTCGTTCAAGGACAGCCCGGCCGATCTGCGGTTCGTGTGCCAGCTGTCCGGCTGGGACCCCCAGCGGCAGGAGTGGCGGATCCCCGAGTCCGAGCGCGCCTACCTCCAACTGCTCGACGGCACGATCGACGAGTTCTCCATCGGCTTCGAGCGGTACTCCGACTCGACCGAGGAAGGCGTCGGCGTGTGGATCGAGAAGGCTGGCATCTACGAGGTGTCCCTCGTGCTCGCGGGTGCGGTGCCGGGCACGAAGTTGCTGGCGGTGCGCTCCAAGCCCGGCGGCGGGTCGCCGATCCTGCACCTCGATGAGCGGGCCCGCCAGACCGTCCCGGTCGACGAGGTGGCGAACGTGCTGACCCGCCTGTCGTTGGGCGAGCTCGACCTGCACGAGGCGCTCGGCGAGCTGAAGGAGCACGCCACCGACGAGGACGAGGGCGCGGGGAACGACCCTGACCTGTCGGCGCTCGAGGGCCTGTCGGACGACGATCTGGCGAAGGTGCGCGAGTTGGCGGAGGCGAACCTGACGCCCGAGGAGGTCGCCGCGCTCGTGGGCGACGACGATGGCACCGACGATGGCGACCCCGACGATGAGGGCGGGGACGAGGGCCAGGACGAGGGCCAGGACGACGACCCGGATGAGGCGGCGGCGCTCATGGCCGCGCTCGACGCCGAGGCCGACGAGGCGCTCGCCTTGGTCGACCAGCTGACCTGAGTCAGTCGACCGGCGGCACCACCCGCAGGTCCGGCCGTCGCGCGGGCCGCGGTTCGACTGCGGGCGCGGGCGGCAGGAAGTCGGCGACGGCAGCGCGATAGGCGTCGTCGCTCAGTTCCCCGGCGTGGCGGCGCAGGAGGATCTGGCGGAGCACGTCGAGCCGGGCCATCGGCCGCGAGCGTAGGGCCGGTCGTCGGCGGACGTCGGATCGGATCAGACGCGACACCGCCCCCCGGGGACTTCCCGGTCCCGGGGGGCGGCGCACCCTTCCTCGCAAGGTGACCGCCCCGGGTGGCGGGAACCCGGGGCGGCCGATGGGTCGGGCGGGAGGACCCAGTGGGAGCGTAGGTGCTTGACTGTGCGTTGCGCAATGCGCCATGCTTCCCCCAACGACCGAGCAGACGGGCCGATGCACCGAGCCGGGACGTGTCCAGGGAGCGCCACGAGCGCCTCCGTTCCACGTACCAGCACACGAGGTGCCAGCCGTCATGCCGTTCACCAGTCCCCTCCTGGAGAAGGAGAACCCGACCGCCCCCGAGATCCGGTCGGCGCTCAAGGAGGCCGGCAGCTACCTGCTCGGCCTGAAGTCGAAGAAGGCCGACGAGCGCGGCGAAGGGTTCGCCGAGGATGTCCGGTCCGCCCGGACGTTCATCATGGGCGACGAGTCGACCGGCGAGCCCGGGTTCGACGCGATCCTCACCGCCCTCGAAGCCGAGGAGCGCGCCGCCGGGATGCCCGGCACGGGCCCGCTCGGCGCGACGCTCGCCGGTGGCCACCCCGAGGTGCGCACCGCCGGCCAGGTCGTCACGGAAGCCGCCGCCTACCAGGAGCTGCGCAAGGCCAGCTCGGGTGGGGCGACGTTCGCGCAGATCGACATGCGCGGCTCGTTCTTCTACGACGGGCCCGGCGCCGAGTTCCGCACGAACGACACCGTCACCTCCGCCACGTCCGGCGCGGGCGCGGCGGGCGTGTTCCGGCCGGTCGGCAACCCGGCCGACAACCCACCCCGGGTGCGTCAGCGGCGCCTGTTCGTCCGCGACCTCCTGACCGTGCAGGGCACCGGCCTGGCGTCGGTCCCCTACATCCGGGAGTCGATGCCGGACTCCGAGACGGCGAACGTCGTCGGCGGAGCCCAGAACGTCGGCGCCGGGATGACGTCGGAGGGCACTGCCAAGACGCAGGTCGACATGGCGTGGACCCAGGACGACGCCCCGGTCCGCAAGGTGTCCGCCTGGATCCCGCTCACCACGGAGATCATCGACGACGCCCCGACGCTGATGGGCTACGTCGACGGCCGGCTCGTGTACCTGCTCGCGATCCGCGAGGAGTTGCAGATCCTCGACGGCTCCGGCACGGCGCCGGCCCTGAAGGGCATCCTGCACTTCTCGGGCCTCCAGTCGCAGCTCGCGGTGGCGATGCCCGGCGAGACGGTCGGTGACGAGACCGACACGTCGCTGGAGAACATCGACGCGATGGCGACGCTCGGCATGGCGATCTCGAAGGTCGAGACCGTCGACGGCGAGGCGGACGGCATCGCGATCCACCCGCTCGACTACTGGACGATCATCACCACGCGTCGAGCCGACCAGCTCGAGGGTCGTGGCGGGATCGTCGACGGCGGCTTCGCGACGCCGCCGGGGTCGCTGTGGGGTCTGCCGACGGTCCGCACCCGGGCGGTGAAGCAGACCGAGCCGATCGTCGGCTCGTGGGCGCTCGGCGCCACCCTGTTCGACCGCCAGACGACCACGATCAAGGTCGGCAACCAGCACTCGGACTACTTCACCACGAACCGTGTCGCGGTCGTGGCGGAGGAGCGGGTCGGCCTGGCGGTGCACCGTCCCGACTTCTTCGTCGTCGCCCACCTGCACGGCGAGGCGGCCTGATCGACCGATGGGTTCGGCCGTCCAGCCTGCCTGGGCGGCCGAACCGTGCCCCGTCTGCGGGGACCTCTCCTGTGTCGGGTTCGACCGGCACGCGACGGGCCCCCTCGACACGAGAGCGTTGCGAGAGGAGTTCCTGATGGACGAGTCGATCGAGAAGGTGGTGGTCGGCGAGGACGTGTGGGTCGAGAACGGCCCCGACGGCCGGCGGCTGCTGTACGCGAAGGGCGATGTGATCTCCGCGGAGGAGGCGAAGGCGGCGAAGGTGAAGGGCGACGACGCCGAGGTGACCCATGTGGTCGCCCCCGCCGCGGTGTGGTCCGAGCCGGACTCGACGGGCGGCTCGACCCAGCTCGTCGCGAAGGGCGACGTAATCCCGGTCGAGGTCGCGAGGGAGCACGGGATCGACGTGCGCACCGCCGAGGTGGCTCGCCGCGGCCCGAAGGTCGAGACGACCGCGGTCGACGGTCCGGCCGAGACCACCGCGGTGGACGGCCCCGCCGAGACGGCCGACACGCAGGGCCTCACGCGGCCCGGCGAGACCCCGGAGCGGAAGCCGGCGAAGAAGGCGCCCGCGAAGCGCGCCGCGAAGGCCAAGCGGAGCTGAGCTTGGCCGCCCCGTCCTGCCCGCTGCCCCGCACCGAGCTTGCCGCGCTCGCCGGTGCCGACGTGGCGTGCATGACCCGCGCCCGCGTCGACGCGGCGTGCGGGCTCATCGCGTCGTTCCTGCGGCGCCCCCTGTGGCTGCCCGGCGAGGACGACGACCCCCACGTCGAGGAGTTGGGCGTGTACGGGATCGCCGAGCGGCCGTCGCTCACCGCCGGCCCGTGGACCGGCTGGGACGACGTGATCGACGGGCCCACGTCGGGCGTCGTGTACCCGGCGGCGACGCCGGTCCTGTCGGTCGAAGGCGACGGGCGCAGCGTCCGCGACTCCGTGTCGGTGCAGGTCACCGATCCGGTGGGGGCGCTCGTCTCGGTGTCGTACCGGGGAGGGTGGGACGCCGAGACGTGCCCCTGGCCGATCCGCTCCGCGGTCGCCCGCATCGCGTACGCGATGGCGCCCGTGTCCGCGTCGGAGGTGTCGACGCCGCTGGTCGACACGATCCGCGAGCTCGCAGCGGTCGGCGCCACGTCCGCCCGCCTCGGCGATGCCGCGGTGTCGATGCAGCCGGCGAAGGCGGCGCCCGCGGGTGCGAGCCTCCCGGGTGCCGGGTCGATCGAACGGCTCGTGCCCGGTGTGTGCGCCGAGATCGACGCCTGGCGGAAGCGGGACGTCGGATGACCGCGCTCATGGCCCTCACCGGCGAACGGTTCGCCGTGGTCCGCCTCGATGCTGGCGAACCGTACGAGCCGGCCACGGCCGTCGACGTCGGCACCCTCGACGGCCACATCTCCGCGGTGACCCGCACCGTCGCACGCTCCGGCGGCGACACCGACCGGGTCACCCACGTCGGTGTCCTCACCGCCGGCCCGACCACCGTGCCGCTCACCTCCGCGTGCGTCCTCACCGACGGCGACGGGCGCACCTGGCAGGTGTCGGGCCCGCGCATCGTCCGTGGCCTGCCGGGGCTCGAGCACTGGACGGCGACCGTGACGCTCGTCGAAGGGCAGGCGTGATGGCCGGGCCCGTGCTCCAGCCCGGCGACGTGATCGTCGACCAGGCGGCGGTCGCTGCGCTCGTGCGGTCCGATCCGATCGCCGCGGACCTGGCGCGCAAGGCCGTGACGGTCGAGGGCGCGGCGAAACGCCTGTGCCCGGTCGACACGGGACGCCTGCGCGCGTCGATCTCCCACCGGCTCGGCGAGGACGCCGAGAGCCTGTTCGCCGACGTCGGCACCGCCGTCGAGTACGCGCCGCACGTCGAGTTCGGCACGGAACGCATGGCCGCCCGCCCGTACCTGCGCCCCGCACTCGACGCCATCCGTGGGGAGGCGTCGTGAGCGGCGACCTGTGCGCCGCGTGGCGCGACTGGACGATCGACCGGTTCGGCTGGGAATCCCACGCCGGGGGTGTCGTCGGCGACGGCGCTCAGGTCGTGTGGACCCGCGTCGGCGGCGGCGACGCCCCGTCCGACGCCCCGCTCGACAACGCCGTCCTCCAGGCCGACATCTGGGGCGACAAGGCGACGATCTCACGTGCCGCGTGCGCGGCGATGAAGGACGAACTGCGGGCCGCCCTCACCGAGGTCGGCCGGCAGGACGTGGGGGACCGCACCGTCCTCGGGGCGACGGTGCTCGGGGAGCGCGAGCTGCCCGACCCCGACACCAACCGACCCCGGTTCGTGCTCACCGTGAGCACACCCGCGCTCGTCGCGGCCTGACATCAGGAGCAAGCAACACCATGGGCAACGCAGCCAACATCTCGGTCGGGCCGGGGCTCATCTACGCAGCCCCGATCGACACGACCGACCCGACCGACGCCACGACCGCGCTCGCTGCCGCGTGGGTGCCGATCGGCTACACCGAGGACGGCTTCTCGATCAACACGTCCCCCACCGTCGAGGACGTCGAGGTCGCCGAGGAGCAGGACCCGGTCCTCTCGTACACGACGAAGCGGTCGATGCAGGTCGAGTTCCAGATGGCCGAGGTCACCGCCACGAACCTGTGCCTCGCCCTCAACCAGGGGATCGTGGACGCGGGCGACGTCGCAGGCGGGCTCGAGCCGCTCGCCCCGGCCGACGAGGTGCGCATCAAGATCGTGCACCAGACCGACCAGGGCGCCCGCTGGCTGCTCCGCAAGTGCTACAACGCCGGCCAGCTGGCGATCGCCCGCCGGAAGGCCCCGCAGAAGGCGCTGTTCTCGGTGCAGTTCCGCCTGGAGATCCCCGGCGGCGGTGTGAAGCCGTGGAAGGCGTTCCCGAACGCCGACGGTCTGGTCTGACCGAGTCGTTGCGCATGGCGCAACGCGCAGACCATGATCGAGGTTCCGCATCCGACTCCCCTCGGAGGACCGCATGACCACCCGCCGCTTCTCGCTGCCGACGCCCACGGAGGACCCGGGCCCGCCGATCCTCTTCGAGGTCGAGGTGCCCGGCCCGCCCGGCGAGGAGCTGCGGGTGGAGCAGTTCTCCATCCCGCGCCGCATGAACGGGGCGCTCATCATGGACCTCGCCGTCGCGGAGGGCGTCGAGTCCCAGGGGTGGCGGCAGGCCGCGGCGTTCGGGGCGGCGCTCCTCGACATGCTCGGCGACGAGTACCCGCGCTTCATCGAGGCGACCGCTCAGGCCGGCTGGACCGCGGTCGACATCCGCTCGGCGTTCTACTGGATGGTCGGCGAGGCGTCGCAGCGCCCTACGACGCCGTCCGGCGATGCGGAGTCGTCGCCGGATGGTGCTGGCGAGAGCTCGACGGACGGCTCCTCCTCGACTCCGGTCGACGCCTGAGCGACTTCGCCCTCGACGAGATCGTCCTCGTCGTCCCCGCGTACTTCCGGTCGTGGGCGACGCGCGACTGGTGCTCGAAGTTGGAGCACTGGATCGACACGGGCGAGGGGTGGGCGGACCTGTTCGCCGACGACGCGGTCGTGGGGGGCCCCCCCCCCCCCCGGCCGGT